AGACTAGTATGACCGATGCTGTATAGACCCAGTGGATATCCTCATCACCCACTTCCATAGTCGGGGCTGCAACTATGAAAGAGTAAACTCCCACTTTCTCAGGGGCAGCCTGCTCATATAGGTATCCCCCTATCACAAATATATGTCCTATCTGCACTTCCCCTTCCAGCCTCTGCTCTGGCTGAAGTATGAAGACTCCCTCTTCCCCTTTTATCGTCTTACGCAGATCCTCTAAAGGGCCTATTTGCCTCACAAACGGCGCTAGTGGGACAATCGTTGGGTTATTCATTAGCTCACCGCATTTATCTGCCAGAAATCTTCCACTAAGTTAGGAATTATATAAGAGTAGGGCAGTATCCCATACCCACTACATCCCCAGTCCCTACTCCAAGAGTTCCTAAAGATGAAACCCGGCTGCATCACTTTTCCTGTCACTAAATCAACCCACGACACATCGGAATAGCCCACCATTAAAACAGCATGGCCGCCTATAGACACCTCCCCTCGGGTAGGCACTCTAACATTTCCTGTGAGGGCAACCTCCTCACCCATGAAATCTTCGTAGACCATGAATCCCATCACTACTGGAAATCCCGAATTCAAAACTGCCTTACACTGTGCTGTATTAATTGAAACTCTGGCATACTTCAGTGCCTTGTGAAGTCTTGCCGAGTCCCATGCCACTTTCGGCGGGCGTATGGCAAACTTCTCTTCTCGGTACGGCCAATCTGACTCTATAGCTGCTCCCCAGCTATTCACAGACTTGATCCCATTCCTGATTTGCACGTACCGAATTTCGGAGGCGTGATATTCAGGCGTACAACTACCCAGATTAAAAACGAGGGTGGTTTATGGGACACCTCAATGAAATTATACCCGATATGCAAAGCAGAACCCCGTGAGTCTTCATTGGATTGGCGGTTTCCTTCCGGTGCAAAAATATCCTTCCGGCATTTGGAGTATGAGAAAAATAAGCTGGATTGGCAGGGCGCTCAGATACCGTTCCTGGCATTTGATGAACTTACTCACTTTACTGAAACAATGTTTTTTTACCTATTATCCCGTAACCGTTCTGGTTGCGGGGTAAAGCCTTACGTACGGGCCACATGCAACCCTGACCCCGATAGTTGGGTTTACAAATTAATTGAGTGGTGGATTGATAAAGAAACGGGTTTACCTATATTGGAGCGCAGGGGTGTAATAAGGTATTTTATAAAGTACGGTGAAGATTATATATGGGGCAGCAGTTACGCAGAAGTAGAAGAAAAGGCTGCACATATTTTATTGCCGTTATTAGCACAATCAGACCTTACACCAAAGGATTTTATTAAATCAATAACATTTGTTTCCGGTTCAATATTCGATAATAAGGAAGGGTTAAAAAATGATCCTTCATACCCCGGTAACTTATTAAGCCAGGATGAAGATACCCGCCGGCAGTTATTTGAAGGGTGTTGGAAAGCCAGCGATAACCCGAATGATATTTACAACTACGCTGCGTTTCAGGGGTTGTTTAACAATGTGAAAGAGGTTGTAAAAACAGGCCGTTATATTACGGCTGATATTGCAATGAAGGGTAGTAATAAATTCGTTGTTGGGTATTGGGAAGGCATGGAGTTGATGGATATTGAGATAATGGATAAGTCCGACGGTAAGCAGGTAATAGATTTAATTTCCGAGGTTGCCAAATATTATAATGTGGAAAATAGGTATATTTGTTATGATAGTGACGGGGTTGGCAGCTATATCGATGGTTTTATACGAGGTGCAGTACCGTTTAACGGCGGTATTGCAGCAATGGAGGTAAAGGATATTGCTAGCGGTGTTTTGCAGAAAGAGAACTATTTTAACCTTAAAACACAATGCTATTACCGCAGCGGCCAGCGTGTTGATCGAGGAGAAATGAAGGTAAGCGAGCATTGCGGCAACAAGATGTATGATGATAAAATGACCGTTAAGCAGCGGTTCATGTATGAGCGCCGGGCTATTAAAAGAGACAAGGTTGATAACGATGGGAAATTAAAAATATTACCAAAAGAGCAAATGAAGGTATTGTTAAATAACGAGAGCCCTGATTTACTCGATATGTTTATGATGCGGGAGCGTTTTGAATTAACACCAAGATTTATTTTTGCTGATGCCGGGTGATAAAACATAAAATATGCAACTACTAAAATGGTTACAGCGCAAAGCGTTAAAGGCCGAAGTTATTAAACCTGACGCTGTGAAAAAACTATCTTCCTTTGACCCCACCCCGCAGGTGCAGCAGTTTTTAGCTAACTGGAATGTTGCCAGTTACTCTACATGGGATGCCAGGCGGGAGGTTGCCACTTATAGCGAGATGTCGGACGCTTATTCGATAATAAGCCTGTTGGCCCGTTCTGCAGCAACTATACCATTCTACGGGTTTACCGTTAAGGATGATGAAAAGTTAAAGCAATACAGAAAGCATCATAAAGACAGCATACAAAAAAGGCTGTTGCAAATAAAGTCAATGGAGGATTTGCCCGAATCCGATCCGGTCGCTATGTTGCTGGAAAATCCAAATGGCAGCAGGTATGAGTTTTTTTGCGCTGCTTATACACAAATATTTATTAATGGTGAGGTGTTTTTTTGGAAAGAGCGTTTACAGTATGGCGTTAATAAGGGTGTAACCAAACTGCACATGCTGCACCCTGCTGATATGATTGTATTTATTAGCCGGGCATTTCCTCAAACAGTTACAGGATACAGGTACATTACACCATACGGAGAAACAATAGATTTTTTACCTGATGAAATAATTCACATCAAGTATTGCAACCCATCTAATTTATATCAGCAGCAGTTCAGGGGTTTATCACCATTGAAATCAGCGCAGAAAATATTATCCCGCATGGAGGGTAGTATGGATGTATCTGTAAGCCAGATGCAAAACGGTGGTGTGCCGGGAATAGTGTTTGATGAGATTGGGGCTGGAACAATGGAAGCTATTGAAGTGGGTAGTTTAAGGAAAGCTGCTTATACTGCATACGCCAATAACACCGCAAATAAAGGCGGCCCGTACTGGTCAAGCGGTAAGCTGGGTTATATTCCACTTGGTTTGAAATTAGTTGACCTGGATTTAATCAACTTATCAAAAGAAGATTTCGCAAAGCTGGCTAATAATTACCACGTATCAACAGTACTGTTAAACAACAATGAAGCATCAACAGAAAGTAACGTTAAAGAACAAACTAAACGTATGTACACTAATGGTATATTGCCAACGGTGTACCAGTTCAGGGATGCTTTAATTAATGGATTACTGCCTGATTTTAAAGGAGCAAAAAGATATATTGAATGCGATATGTCAGGCATAACAGAGCTGCAGCCGGATATGAAAGTAACTGCTGATGCTTTAAAGCTAATGGACTTTATTACACCAAATGAAAAGCGTAAAATTATGCGGTTCGATGATAGTGACGAGCCCTTAATGGATAAAATAATTATTGCATCGGGGCAAATGTTACTGGAAGATATTGGTGGCGTTCCTGATCCTAAAATTGATAATGATGAACCTGTCGATTAACGAGGTAACGGAACGGGCTATATTGAAAGCGCAGAAAAAAGGTATCAATAAAGCGCTTGAATATATTGATATTACTATACCATTACCCACATGCCCTATTGCAGCAGCTAAAGCACAGTGGCAGCGTGACCAGGTAAAAGAAAACCTGCAGGCTGCTATGCGGCAAACTAAAACAACAGGGCCAACATTAACGAAATGACACCCCAACAAAAAAAAGACTTCTTACGAATGTTCCGCAAATTCCAAGCGGCAAGGGAGGTGTTTTATAAACCGAAATTTAAACGCATACTTGACAAGCAGGTTAAGCAGGTTATTGATAAAGAAACAGTAACATTTGAGGCGTTATACAATCAGCTTATTTCCATGTATAAAGATGTGGCAACAGTGTGGGGTGATAAGGTAAGATTATCAATAAAACGCCAACAAACCAAAGGCCGTATGCCAATGGGATTCAGTGAGCGTATTTACGAAATACTGCGTGATACCTACGGGATTGATCTATTACAGGATGCATTGGATATGACCGAGTACACCAAAGAGTTAGTACAAAAAGTTTTAACCGATGCTGCTTTAAACGGGTTAAATATTGATGAAGTTGTAAAGAAATTAACCGGCCCTGATTTTAACGAAGTACGAGCAAGGCGTATTGCCAGGACAGAAACGGTAGCCGCATCAAATATTGCAGGTGATATTGTTGCAACTGAAAGCGGTTTACCAATGAATAAAGAATGGCTGGCAATATTAGATCATCGTACAAGGCACGACCATTATCGTGTG